GGCCCCAAAACACAGGGCCGCCCGCCGCTTTCGCGTTTTATTCACAATTTTTTTTCGTCAGTATCGGTATCCGTCACGCACTTTTCCGCCGCGCGTTTTCCTGCGGCCAAAAGTTTTATAAGGCCCTCCGGCACAGGTGCGCCCATGGCTGCGGCGTTCTCGGCGATTGAGCCGAGTTCGGTAAAAATGTACCATACCAGCACCACCGGCAAAATCAGCACGGTGTATTGTATGCCCAATACGGGCAGGTTTTCCACCGCCACGCCCAGCACGCCGTCGGCCATGGCGGCTACAATCACTACAACCACCATCCCGGCCTTGTGCCAGATGCCTGCGCGCGCCACAGCGCTTGACCACTCGCCTTTGGACGCCGCAGCCGCGCTGCCACTGATCCAATCGATCACCATGCACACAGCCCAGGCCAGCACCAGCCACCCCAGCCAGCCAAAGGCCGCCGAAAACGCCGCGCACAGCGCCGTCACCGCCGCCTTGATCCACAAAAACATATTTTGCTCTTCCATTTTTTCTATCCCTCCACGATCCTGATCCCGTATTCTTCCGCCGCCAGGTGCTCCATGCGGCACCCGCGCGCCGTTTCCCAGCCGGGCGCAAAAATCACCGCGTCCGCTTCGGCCAGCTTCCCCAGCGCCCGCGCCAGCAGGGCCAGCGGCGTGGCATCGGTGTCGTCAAACAGGGTGTCCAGCACCGCGATCTCGTCCTCCTGCAGCGCCACCGCCGCGTCGGCCACCAGCGTTTTGCGCTCCCGCACAATGTCGGCCATCCTGCGCCCGCGCATCGGCTGGCTGATAAACAGCTTTGTCATGCCTGTTCCCTCCTTCTTATGCTGCCGTACTGGCGGCCTTGTCCGCGGCCCCCAGCTCGGTCAGCTTGTCCATCAGCGCCTTGGCGTCCCCGGCGCTCACCGGGCCAATGCGCAGGTTCTGCTTTGTGTGCGCCGCGTCGGCGTACTCGGCGCTGTACAGGCCCAGCCCCACCAGGCCCAGCGCCAGCGCCAGGCTGTACACGCTCATGGCCTCAGCGTTCGTCAGGCCGTTGGCCTGCACCGTTTGCAGGGCATTCGCGGCGGGTTCGGCATCCGCCGGGCGGGCAACGCTGGTATAGCTGCCCAGGTGCCTGCGCACCGCCGCGCTGGCGGGCGTAAAGTCAGCGTCCAGCCAGTTCAGCGGGTTCACCCGCCTGCCCTTGTACAGCACCTCAAAATGCAGGTGCGCGCCGTAGCAGTTGCCGCTTGCGCCGCTGTACCCGATCAGCTGGCCCTCCGTTACCGCGTCGCCCAGCTCCACAACGCACTTCAGCAGGTGCGCGTACCGCGTTTGCAGCTTTTTCCCGTTGTAATCGGCATGGCGCAGCCGCACCATGTTGCCGTAACTCTGCATCCCCGTGCAGGTCTTGCCGTCCCAGGTCTGCGCCTGGTCTACCGTGCCGTCCTCGGCGGCATACACCGGCCGCACGCAACTGGTGCCGCTCTGGGTGCGCAGGTCAATGGCATTGTGTGCCGCGCCGCTGGTGTACGTCCAGCCGGCCGTGATGACGTGCTGTGCCAGCGGCCAGGCAAACAGGACATCGCCGTTTTGTAATCTCATTGGGGTTACACCTCCGTTGTCGTTCAGACATTTTATACTTCAACAAACACCACATTGATTTTGTACCTGTATCCGGCAGGGATAGCTTCTTTTGCTTTTATCCCTAGTGCGTCGGTTGAGGTATGAGTTGCTTCAAGTATATATTGTTCCCCGTCGCTGCTTCTGATGGCGATGAAATCCCCATCGTCGGCATTCTTGCTCAAGTATCTGGTGTGAATTGATTTTGGCACCCCTTCCACATAAAAAAGTGTTTTGCCTGCTGCAATAGCTGTGCCGCTGGTATTATATTCGCTCTCAAATGTTATACTTAAAAATCCCAGTTTTCCTACTGTATAGCAATAGCACTTGTCCTTGCCGCCGCCGTTCGGTACAGTTATGCCTGTTGCAAGGTTTGAAAAGGTTATTTCGTGATCTTCTCCAATCGGTATTCCCAGCGCCGTAATGTCGCTCTTGGTCACAGCCGTCACCGCGCTCACATGGCCGGTGCTGTCCACCGTCACCTTGTACAGCCCGCTGGCCCTTGCCGTGTAGCTGGGGTGGGTGTATGTGGTATCCTGCGCAGGCACACCCAGCGCGGTAATATCACTTTTGTCCACAGCTGCCACCGCACTTACATGCCCTGTGCTGTCCACTGTCACCTTGTACAGCCCGCTGGCCCTTGCCGTGTAGCTGGGGTGGGTGTATGTGGTATCCTGCGCAGGCACACCCAGCGCGGTAATATCACTTTTGTCCACAGCTGCCACCGCACTTACATGCCCTGTGCTGTCCACTGTCACCTTGTACAGCCCGCTGGCCCTTGCCGTGTAGCTGGGGTGGGTGTATTTGTTTGCCCCGGCTGTTACCCCGTCCAGCTTTGTTTTATCCGCCGCGCTCATCAGGCCCTCTGCGCTTGTTGTGGCGGCGCTGTATGTGGTATCGCTTTCCGGTATCCCAAGCGCCGTAATGTCACTTTTGTCCACAGCTGCCGCCGCACTTACATGGCCGGTGCTGTCCACCGTCACCTTGTACAGCCCGCTGGCCTGCGCTGTGTAGCCGGGGTGGGTGTAGTTGTTGGCGTTTTCGGCAATGCCGTCCAGCTTTGTCTTGTCCGCAGCGCTCATCAGGCCGTTTGTGCTTTGCGTTGCCACAGCGCTCGGCTTTGCTTCAATGGCACTTTTGGCTGCCGCTTCTGCGCTGGCTGCCGCCGCCTCCGCCTTGCTTACGGAGGTTTGGCTGGCTGTTTCCGCCGCGGCCCTGTCTGCCGCTGCGGCTGTCGCGCTGGTTTTGGCCTGCCCGGCATAGTATTCGGCGTTGTCCGCATCCTCTCCGGTTCGGGTCCCTGTTCCGCCCGCCGCCCAGCTTTCGGCGCGCACCGCTGCGTTCCCTGCGCTTTTGGCGTCCGCGTCTGCCTGCACGGCACTCTTGGCAGCCTGCACGGCATAGGCCTGTGCCTGCCGCCTGTCGTCGCCGCTGTCCAGCCCGCAGCCCAAAACCTCGCTCAGCGGGTCCGGCACACTGCTGGTCAATCCGTCTGCTTGTGTTGCCATATCATATACCTCTCGTTACAATCGCGCTGATCGCCGTCAAACCGCTCGGCAGGCCGGAGAGCTTGCCGTTGCTGATGCTTAGGCTCAAACTGGTGCTGCTTGGGCCGCCATACATGGCGCTCTTGTGGTACTTGTCGCCCTCAAACGCGATCAGGCTCGTAGTCTGCTGGCCCCAGCCGCCGGAACTGGTCATGGTGCCGTAGCCCCAGATCTTGATTGCCCCGTCAGTGCGCTTAAAACTCACGCTGGGGTTGATGGTCGTGACGGCGTATGCCTCAACGTTGTTATTGCTTTCGGCAGGCTCCGCAGTACCGGTAACTTTGGCCCCCTGCACATAGGCAGTTTTGCCTTTAGCAATATCCGCTGCCGTTGCCGTAGCGTCGCCGGTATCAGCATCGTTGGTGTTGGTACCGGTGAGCTTCAGCCCGGCTTTGCTGGTAAATGTTTTGCCGGAAGTCACGTCCGCAGCGGTAGCGTCGCCAAAAAGAGTAGCATCGGCTCCAAGCTTTATATAGCTATCAATCCGCATGATCTCGTCGTTGCCCATCCAGGGGATTGTTATGTTGATTAAATCTCTATTGCTGTCACGTTCAAACGTGACATTTTCAGAGCCCGTAGTAAAGTAGTTTTTTGTTTTCCCTTTAGTATACTCGTACAGCTTGCCCGTGATTTTTTGGCCCTGCACATAAGCAGTTTTGCCCTTGGCAATATCTTTCGCTGTCGCCGTAGCATCGCTGGTATCCACCCCCGTGTCGATCTGCTCCACCAGCGCGGCGTACCCGTCCAGCGTTGTGTCATCCGGCACCGTTACGCCCTTGGCGGTGATCGCCGTGGCAAGGTCGCTTTTCGCCCCGCTTAAGCGGCTGATCTGCGTTTTAATGTTCGTGTCCGCCATGCGCTTCTCCTTTCAGCAGCATCAGATCGCCGCCAGCGCGTCGTAAATATCATCCGTCAGGCTCACGGTGCCGCCGCTCGTGTACCCCGCGGGCACAGCCACGCTCAGGGTCGTCAGGCCGTCAATGGTCAGGCTGGTGGCCCCGTTGTTGGCCATGGTGCCCGTCACCTGGCTGCCGTTCACCCAGGCTTTTTTGCCGCTCAGGATGTTGGCTGCGCTCGCCGCGTCGGTCGTGCTCTCCGTCGTGTCCACATACAGCGCGGGAATGGCCGCCACGCTCACGCTGGAAAGCACCTTGCCGCTGGTCGGGGTCACGGTCTGGGCGCTCTTGGTGGGCGTCACGCTCTTGCTCTCTTTGGTAATGCTCACCTTGCCGCTGCCGCTGTGGTAGCCCTTGGCGATGGTGTAGCTGGTGGTCGTGGTGTCCAGCGTCTTGGTCACAGCGCCGTTGTTGGCCATCGTGCCAGTCAGGGTCTTGCCGGTGCTGTCCACCACGATCTTGCCGGACAGCACATCCGCCGCCGTCGCCGTCACGCTGCTCACGTCCTGATAGTTGGACGGGATGGCGGCCACCGTCACATCGGACAGGCCATAATAGCCGCTGTCCGGCGTCACGCTCTGCTGGCTCTTGGTCGGCGTCACCTTCTTGCTTTGCAGGTTGTAATTGCCGCCGCCGGAAACGCCGCTCACCGTGCCGCTGCCGTTGTGGTAGCCCTTTGGAATGGTGTAGGTGTCGCCCTCCTGCACCGTCGCGCTCACTGCGCCCTGGTTGGTGATTCCGCTGATGGCGGTGGCCAGCGTGTCCAGGTTGGACGTGCTTTCCGCCATGCCCAGCTCCACCAGCTTGGTGCGGATGGTGTTGCGGTCGTTCTGGATGCGGGTGATCTCGGTCGCAATGTTGGTCTGTGTCGTGTCTGGCATGTTCTATCCTCCTCAAATGGTGCCCAGAAGCACCGCGATGTTGCCCACCTCCACCGCCACGGCGGCGCTGGTCACGGGCAGGGTATTGTCGGTTTCCACGGCGTCGGCGCAGTCCACGCACAAAGCGCCGCTCTCCCATTTCAGGCCGTGGCCAATGCTCAGGCTTCCGCCGGTCTGCACGGCGCCGGTTTTCAGGCTCAGGCTTACCGCCTCGCCGCCGCTCATGCTCATCTGCACGGTTTCACTGCTGTTCAGCAAACTCAGCTTCATGTGATCACCCCGCCCAGCAGTATCCGCTCCACCGGCAGCGCCACAATGTTGCTGGCCAGCGCCGCGCCGGTCGTTGTCACGGCCCGCAGCTGTATTTCCACGTTGCCGCCCTCCTCAAATTTTAAGGTTTCTTCCTGTGTCAGCGTCACCGTCAGGGTCTTGGCGTCATTGTCGGCGGTAATGCTGTCCTCCCGCCGGGTCACTTCCCTCCCGTATCCCTGCCGGAACGTCAAATACAGGCTTACCAGCGTTCCCGGCTCTATGTCCAGCTCAAACACCAGCGTCGGGGTCGTTCCCTGGGTCATACCATACCCTCCTTGCCGGGCTGTTTTTCCGGCTTTTGCGCCGGTGCGCCCGCTTCTGCCTTTATTTTGCCATGCCGCCGTATCCGGGCGCGCCCCCACTTGTCCCGTAAAATCCAAAACGCCTCCGGTTGCCGCTCTCACACGGCCCGCCGGGGGCATCTTTATGCGTTATTGGTTCAGGAGCTTCATTCCCATTTCTTAAAATAGTCCGCCTCGTACACCGTCAGCCCGTCCACCTTCAGCCTGCACAGCATCTCGGCGATCTCCTGCCGCCCGGCCGTGTCCGCCGCCTGGTATCTCGGCTTCATCTCTTTTGTTATGGCGCTGCGGATCGCTGTGCGCAGTTCCTTGGCGTCCCTGGCGCTGTCCAGCACGCTGTCATATTCCTCGCGGGTCAGGGTACCGGCCTCCATCATCCGGCTTGCCTGCGTCGCCGCTTCCTCGTCGGCCCGCTCCAGCTGCCGCACCCTCTCGTCGATCATCTCCTGCACCGCGTCTGCGTCCGCCGTGTCCAGCGCCGCCGTAATGTCGGCGCTGCCCACCGTCACGCCCCAGCCGGTCACGGTGTCCAAATCGTACACCCGCTCCCCGCCGTATTCCAGCCCCATCAGGGCGTCCAGCATCTCGGCGCGTTCCTCGCTGTCCGCCTGCTGGTACGCCTTGCTGTACAGCTTCGTCACGGTGCTGCGGGCGGCGGTCACGGCGTCGGCGGGGTCGGTGCCGCTCTTTACCTTGGCGTCCACCTGCCCGGCAAACAGCCGGCTCGCCTTGTCAGCGTCGCCGCCGTCCAGCGCCAGGGCAATGCGGTTCAGGTCCTTGTCCATCCCCAGCGGGTCGTCGGCGCCGGCAAGGCCGGTCAGCGTGTCGTATACGCCCTTCACGTCGCGCAGGGCTGCGCTCACCGCCACGCCGGTAACATTGCTCACCGCGTTGGCCGTGCGGTACAGCACCTGGTACAGGCTCGTTGTTTTGCCCGTCAGGTACTTGTTCCACACACTCACCGCGTCCATCACGTCGCCGATCCACTCCACGTCGTTGCGCTTTATGGTATAGGTCGCGTTCCCGTCCGCGCGCTCGGTGATAAACCCGATGATGTCCTGCAAAAGCGGCAGGTTCCCCGGCAAATTCACCCCGTCCGCAAAGTTTTCCAGCACGTTCTGGGCATATACCTTGGCCAGGCTTGCCGCCGTCAGCCGTTCGTCGTCGTCCTCGTCGTCGCCGCGCGGGTGCCGCAGGGTGTCCACGGCGGCCGCAGCCGCGGCGGTCGCCATCGCCGTTGCCACATAGGTAACGCCCACACGGGCAAACCTTGCCCGCGCGGCCTTGTCCTTCGGGTTCTGCGCCAGGTTCACCGCCGCCTGGGCCACCATGGCATAGCTTTTAATGGGTTCCGCCATAAAGTTTGTCAGCACCTTCGTCCACACATCTGTGCTCCGCATGATCTGGCTGCGGTGCAGCACGCTGTCCACCACCTGCGTCTTGTCCACAATCTCGCTCAGCCGCGCGGCGCACTGCCGGTTAAATTCTTCGCTGTCATATTCAAGCTCCGGGTGCTTGTCCAGCGTTTCCAGCTCGCAGGCGTTCCACAAAGCGCCCCAGGTGGTTTTGTCGCCCCACTCCGCCATCGCGGTGCTGGCGCTCCGCACCCGCTCAAGCGCCGTTTCCTCGTCCAGCGCCATGGCGCGCACGTCCTTGCCCAGGTTGGTTTCAAAATATCCCTGGCTTTTCCACCAGGCAATGGCGCAGTATTTTTCGGCTTTCGCCATGCCGCCCTCAAAGGTCTGGCCCTTGGCCCTGGCCGCCAGCCCTTTGCCCAGGTTGGCCGCGCCGCGCCCCAAAGCGCCCCGCAGGTATTTGGGCGCGATCTCCGCCCCCGCGCGGAAGTACGCCGTCGGCTGCTGCACCGCCACGCGCAGGTTCGCGCCCACCTTGGCAACCTTCCAGTTGCGCGTCACGGTGTTCATCAGGCGCTCGCCGCCGCTGGCGGTTTCGGCGCGGCCCTGGCCGTTAATGTCCCGCATCAGCGTTTCAAAATAGTCCTTGCCCTTGCGCCCCAGCAGGTTGTCAATGCCCTCCTTCACACTCACGGCGCTTTCCGGTGCGCGCCAGTTGTACCACTTCATCATGTCGCTTAACGGGATGCACCACCCGTAATAGGTCGCCATCTCCGTCGTGTGCCCAAAAAACGTGTCAAAGGCGTCGCCCACCACCAGCGGGTTGTTGGCGCCCTTCACCAGCGCCTTGGTCATGCCGGCGTTTTTAATGCCGTTCAGCCCGGCCTGCCTGCTGCTGGCTGCCGTTGTGGCGGTAAAGTCGTTGCTGCTGCTCATCGGCCAGTAGTGCGTTTCGGTAAATTTGTCGTACCCGTACAGCGTGTTGCTCACCTCGTTGCCCCACGCCGCCGCGGTCGTGCTCAGGTATTCCTGCATGGCGCGTGCCGTCTGCACCTGCTCGGTCGTCAGGCTGCCGGTAATCTCCGCCAGCTGCCCCGGCGTCAGCTTCACCCGCCGCCCCGGCTTGCCCTTGGCGTCCTTCAGCTGGATGCCGCCGATCATCAAATGCTCCTTTGCCGCCGCGCGCTGGCTCAGGCAGTACAGCTCCATGGCCTGCCCCGGTGTCAGCTCCAGCACGGTGTCCGCCATGCTGGCCGCGTCGGTCACGGTAAATTTGCGCTTTTCGGCCTTGCGCCCCGTCCACTTGTCCACGTCCGTTTTGTCTTTCAGCAGGGCCTGCGTCCACTCCACCGTTTCGCGCAGCTTCCACGCCCGCTTGTCAAACCCTTCGCGTATGGGCCGGTACATCTGCTCTGCCGTGTCGCCCAGGGCGGCAAAATACCGCCCTGCGTCCATCATATCCACGCCAAGCAGCTGCCCCAGGGCGTCGCCCGCCGTGGTGTCGGCGGCGGCCTTCACCGCCTTGCCCAACAGGTTGTTTTTGTTCTTTACCTGTTGCTTTTCCCGCGCGGCCATCTCGGCCACACTCGCGTCGCCCGCGGCGGCAATGGTTTCCCTGCTGCCCTCGGCCAGCAGCTTGTTGGCCTGCGTGATGCTCTTGGTCATGCTTTTCAAAATCACATCCAGCTGCCGCATCTGCTCGCCGCTGAACTGCCCAATCCCCGTCTTTCCGCCGGTCTGCTGCAACAGCGTGTCAATGTATCCCGGCAGGCTGGGGTCAAAATCGGCATAGTCGCCCGCGCCTGCGCCCATGTGTTCCAGCGCCTCGGCGTCCTTGGCCATCAGGGCAATGTCCTTCATGGTTTCCTGCCACCGCTGCGCCGTCGCCGTGCCCGCGTTGCTGGTGTTCCAGTCAAACAGGTTCAGCACGTTCAGCACGGCGGTGCGCATCTTCTTGGGCACATGTTTGGTGTCCGTCGGCTCCCGCAGCCAGGCCGCCAGGGTGCGCACCTGCTTCTGGGCACTGTCCCGGCTTTTGCGGTACAAAAGCCCGTCGTTGCGCCGTTGCATCCGCGTGGCAAACTCCGCCTGCTGGCGCACCAGCTTTTTGTCCCGCGTCTGCACCCATTTCAGCTTTTGCATCCGCTCCCGCATCACGGCGTCGTCCTTGGCGTTCTGTGCCTTCTGCTTGTAAACCTCCAGCATGGCGTCAAACCGCTCTTTCCGGTTGGCGTATGCCTGGTCGTACAGGGCCTTCATCTCGGCCTGCGCGTCCCGCCGCCCCTTGCGGTACTCGGCGCGCGCGGCCTTCTGCGCGTCCTGCGCCGCGCGGTCTGCCATGGTGCGGCGTGTCGGGCTGTTCAGGTATCCCTCCACCGCCTCGTTGGCCAGGTCAAGCGCCAGTGTTTCCATGTCCATGCCATACGGGTTCTCCACCACCGGCACGCTTGCCTCATACACCCCCAGCACCGCGTCGGTAAAGGCGGTAATGTCGGTGTTCTCCGCGTCAAAGGTTCCCGGCCAGCTCTCGGCCAGCTCGGCCTGCATCGTGTCCCAGTTTCCGGCCCCGTCGGTCAGCCGCACGTTCAGCCGGCCAAACAGCGCCTTGCGCACGTTGCCCCACTGCCGCCCGTTTTTGCCGTCGCCGTAGGCGTTCATCAGCTCGGCAAACTCCGCGCTGTCCCGGCGCACCTCCAGCGTCGTGCCGCGCAGGGTTTCGCGCAGCGGTTTATAGTATTCCCGCAGCTCGGTGTTTTTCTGCTCGCTCTCGTTCAGCACCCCGCGCATCACGTCGGTCAGGGCGTCCATCGCGTCGGCGTTCAGCGTCGGCTCGCCGTTGCCTTCCACGTTAAACACCCGCCACAAATCGCCGCTCAGCCTGTCCACGCCGTACTTGCTGCCCGTCAGCTTCAAAATGCGCTGGGCAATGCCCCGCGCGCTCGCCCGGCTTACGCTGTGCCCGCCCGATGCCTTAAACTCCTGCCGCAGCACCTCCATCTGCTGTTCCATGTACAGGTTTTTCTGCGCCAGCTCCCGGTTCTGCGCCCGCAGGTCGTCATAGTCCGCCTCCGTCGGGGCGCTGTACCGCAGTCCTTCGCCAAAGCCAGCCGTTGTTTCCGTGTCCATGCCAAAGGCATATTTTACATTCGCAGATAAATTTTCGCCCAGCTCCTCCTTGACGCTGCCCAAAAAATCTTCTATACTGATGTTGGAACCGTACAGAGCAACGGCATTCGTGCTGACCTCTCGCCCCTTGAGGGATTCGGTTTCATTTTTAATTTGTCTGCCTGTATGGGCGTACAGGCTTCCCCGCAAGGGTTCCATGCTGTCGGCATCCAGCACCTTCTGGCCGTCCTCGTACATATTTACAACAAAGCGGATCCCCATCAGGCTGCCGTCGCTCATGCGTGCCGCCCCAAGGTACAAATCACTTCGCACCTCCTTGCCGCGCGCTTCCAGCTCGTTCACCTTTACGGCGTTCTCCAAAATCGGCCCGATCTGCCCCACATACGGGGCATTTTTTTGTATCTGGGCCGCGTTCAAAAGCCCGTGCCGCAGCCCAGCCCTCGTCACAACAATGGTATCTCCCGTGTATCGGTTTACCACGCTCCCGCTGTTTTTGCCCGGTATGCGCTGCGTGCTCGCCAGGCCCGCATCCAAAATTTCCTTTACGGGCTTGTCGGCCAGGTCGTTTTCCTCCACCTCGGTGATCTCCATATCCGGCAGTTCCCGCAGGGTTTCAAAGCTCACCTGTTCTTCGCCCGTTTTCCTTCTCTGCGGGTGTTTCTCGGCGTCTACCTTCTTGCTGTACCGGAACCGGTTCAGTTCGCTTTGCTCCGGCAGGCTGCCTGTGCGGTAATATGTTTCCAGGTCGCGCACCACTTCGCTGCCGCGCACCCGGCCTTCGTACCAGCGCGTCGCGGCAGTGCTGCCGTCTTTGCGGCTGATGTCCAGGTTAAACCCATGCTTTGCCGCGCCCAGCGTGTCGGCCATCTCGGCAATGGCCGCCTTCTGCGCGTCGCTCACCTCGGTTTCGGCGCTCACGTCCACGCCGGGGCTTTCCGCCATCACCCGCACATTGCCTTCGGCAATAAAGGCATTCAGGTAATCCGTCTGTTCTGCCCCGCGCGCAAGCTCCGCCGGGCCGTAAACGCTTTGGATGTCGCGGTGGTCAAGGTCGCGTACGCTCTTGTCGCTCCCTCCGCTGAAATCCAGCATTCGCCCGTCCGGCAAAATGTACCCGGCGCTCTCAAACCACTTTGTGGTGCCGTAGGTGTCCGCTGCCTGTTCCCGGTGGTAATCCTCCCGGCTCATGCCGCTTTCCCGCACCTCGGCGTCGTACTCGGCCTGCTGGGCCTGCTTTTTCTGCCATGCCTTGTCCTGCTCCTGCTCGCGGGCCTGTTTGATCACTTCCTGTGCCAGGTCGCGCTGTTCCAGCAGCGCGTCCTGCTCGGCCTTAAACCGGTTTTCCGCCGCCTTGTATTCCAGGTATTCCTGGCTCTGTTTCCACTGCACCGCGTCCCCGGCGCGCTTGTGCTGCATCAGGCGGGCCAAAAACCGCCCATGTTCGGCCTCGTCCTGCTGCCGCCACGCTTTTTCCCTCGCCCAGCTGTCCTTCAGGGCGCGTTCCGCTTCGCGGTACTCCGCCCGCGCTTTTTCCAGTTCTTCCTGTGTCACCGCGCCGCTGATCTTCTCACTGTACTTGACATCCGCGTCCCCAAGCTGTATACTGCGAATAAGACCAAAACTGGTTCCGTCCAAAGGCACGCGGTTGCCGCGGACTTGGAACCACTCTTTGGTCTTCTTTTTGTTTTCATTCAAATACAAAATGCTTTCATCTGTAATCAGCTTTGCAAAGTCGCTGCGGGCGTGGATCGTGCGGATTTTTGTTACGGCGTTTCGCCCGGCCACATCTTTGGCCACCATAACACCCACCAGAACCGGCGTGCCGTCTGCTGTTTGCAGGTCGCCAAACACGTTCACTGTGTTCTTCAGCGTCATGGCCTGCGTAATGGCAATCGGGTCGTTCAGCAGCTCCGGTATTCTCTGCACCAGCTCCGCCGTCAAATGGTCGCCGTGGTTCGTCAGCTCCTTTTGCAGCTTGCTCGCGTCAAAGTACACGTCCGCCGCCGCAAATCCCACCTGGTTCAGCGCGCTGCCCTCCTGCACCGTGCCCACCTTCACGCGGCTGCCGGGTTTCAGGCTCTGCCACTGCTCCACCTGTCGGCGGTAATATTTGTCCTCGCGGAAGTCTTTCTTCCCGCTCTGTTCGTTTTTGCTCAGCTTCACGCCCTCGCTTGCCGCGGGGGCGTTTTTTGTATCGCTGTCCGCCTGTCCGGCGGCCTCCAGGCGCGCGCGGGCGTTCCGGCGCGCGGTTTCCAGCTCGGCCAGGGCCTCGTCGCACACGGCGCGCGCTTTCTCGGCGTTCTCGGCGCGCTCGGCAAGCCGCCGCCCGTCTGCGGCGCCCAGCGTCGCGTCGCCGCCGCGCAAAAGGCTGCGGATGCTGCCCACGATCTTGTCCAGCATCTCGCGCAAAGCCTGCAAAACGCTGCGCTTCTCCTCCCGCGTCGTTTCGCTGTCCTCGCTCACATATTCCACAAACGCGCGGGTGTTCTCCTCGCTGCTCATAATGCCGGCAAACAGGTCGCGGGCATCGCTGTTTGTCCTTTCTGTTATCAGTTCACCGCCGCCTGGCTGCTCCAGGTGCTTCCGCTCTCCACGCGCACCATGTACTCCTCGCTCAGGCGCTCGGCGCACTTGATGGCCTTCCAGCCCACGCTGGAACGCTGGTTCAGCGGGTCGGCGCTGCCGCTGCTGCCCTTCTGCTTCACAATCACTTCCAGGCCGCTGCCCTCCACCTTGGTCTTGCCGTAGGCGTCCGCGCCCAAAAACAGGGTGCAGAAAATGTTGATGGGGCTGGTCGCTTTGTTCGACACGATCTTCGCCTCGGTGGTTTCCACAAAGCGCACGCCGCCCAGCTTGCCGATCTCGCCGTTGTAGATGTTCTCCGGGCTGGCATACTTGTGTACGTCCATCCAGGCGTCGCCCGCGGCCATCATCAGGTCATAGGCCACATACGGGTGAATGATCGCTACATAGTCGCCGTTGATCTTGGGCGCGTTGGCGGCCTTCAAGATCGCCGCCGCGCGGAACACCTGCTTCACGGTCAAAAGGCAGGTCGCGTCCAGGCTGGCGCGGGCCGTCACGGCGGTTTCGGTGCCGTCCGTGGCAATCTTGGGGCAGTACAGCACATTGGTCCCGCCGGCCAGCACCTCGCGGGTCACGGTGTCCAGGGTGCGGCCCGCCTGGTCGCCCAAAAGCCTCGTCGCCTCCACAATGGTGTTGTCAATGGCGGTAAGCTCCAGCATATCGCTCTGCACAATGTAGTCGCCGTACTGCGCCACCGTGGCGGTCTTGCTGGTCACGGTCAGGCTCTTGCCGTCCGGGGTCACACCTTCGGTCAGGGCGGTCGTGGCCTTCGCCAGGCTCGAAAATTTGCGGAACTCGATCGTCTTGCCGCCGTGCGCCGGGATGTTGCGCTCCTGCCCAAACTGGTCGTGTACCAGCTGGGGTTCGGCATTGTCCAGCAGGGTTTTGTCGTAAAAGGTTTTCATTTCGGCGCTCAGGGTGCTGGTGCCCGTCGTCTGGGTGCCCGCAGCCGCAAAGCGCTGGATGTCAAAATGCTGTTTCCAGTTGCAGATCATGGGTTTCCTCCTTCCAGCCCGCCTTTCAGGCAGGCCTTAAAACTCGATTCGTTCTCCGTTCGCCGCGCGCCGGATCAGCGCCATGCGCTGCTCCTTTGTCGAATGTTCCACATCAAACCTTGCCCCGCTGGCGCCGCTGGCCGCCGCGCCGTTTTCCGCCGGGCGGCCCCTGTTGGCGCTCACGCCGGCGGCCACCTTGGCGGCCACCTTCTGCGCGGTGTACTGCATTGCGCCGCCCAAAATCTCGTCCTGGTGGCGCACCTCGTAAATGGTTTTCAGCGGCACCTGCGCGCGCAAAAGCCGCACAAAGTCCGGGTCCTGCATCTCGGCGTTCAGGTCAAACGCCGGGTACTGCGCCTTCACGCCGTCGGCCTCCTGCATCAGGCGCTGGTACGCCTGGTCCATCTGCCGGCGCTGGGCAAGCTCGGCCTGCTGGCGCTGGTAACGGGCGTTCTCCCGCTCCAGCTGCTGCACCCGCATGAACTGCTTCACGTCCATGCCTGCCTCGCCCGCGGCCTCCTCGTACAGCTTCTGGTCGTCGTTCAGCGCCGCCGCAATGCCGTCGTAATCGTCGGCCTTCAGGCTGTATCGCTGGGCCAGCACGTCCATGGCGGCCTGCATCTTGCCGTTGGCTTCCTCGGCGGCCTTTGCCTTGGCAAACCTCTGGTTGATGATCTTCTGCACCCGCGCGTCAAACTCGCCCTTGTATTCGCCCTTCACCAGGGCGTCAAACTCGGCTTTCAGGTCGCGCGGCGTTTCCCCGGCAGTGGCGTCCTGCCCCGTCTGGGCCGCGTTTGGCGCGCTCTGTGCGCCCGCACCGGCCCCTTCGCCCGGCTGCCCGGCGTCGGCAGCGCTTCCGGCGGCCGCAGCCGCCCCGCCCGCAGCGCCGCCCTCGGCAAAGCGCTGGATGTCAAACTGCTGTTTCCAGTTGCAAATCATGCAAAGCCCTCGTCTTTCCGATGTGTCATTGTATCCGGCCGGGCACACGGCTCGCGTCTGCCTTTATCCTACCGCGCCGCGCGCCCCTTCCGCGCCCCCACTTGCCCCAAAACTTTCCCGCTTTAACATCTCATTCAAACGCCGTTTCCTCCACCCGCAGGCACTCCGGCCACTGCTCCGCCAGCCCCTGCAGTATCTCCGCCGCGCGCGCCACGCTTTTTGTCCCGCGCTCCCCGCGCGCCGCAATGCGGGTGCTGCCCTCGCCCTGCGCAAACGCTTCCAGCTCCCCGTTCGCGTCCAGCTCCCCGTTCGCGTCCAGCAGCCCCGCCAGGGTGTACAAAACACTGCTCACCGCCGCGCACACAATGTCCTGCCCCGCCGGGGCATACCCCGCGTGCCCCTGTGCCGTCAGCTCCGCGCCGCCGGGGCCACAGCGCACCCTAACGCGGATCACTTGTTCGGGTCAGCCGCGTTCTGCGCGCGGCGGCGCGCCTGCACGGCCAGGCTGTCGCCCGCCAGGGTGCCGCCCACCGCGTCGGTTGTGGTCGTTTTCGCCTCGGCCTTGTTGGGGCTGTCCTGGTTGGCGGTCGCCTCTGTCCTGGCCGCCATGTTGCCCGTCAGGTTCGTGCTGCCGCCCGTCAGCCCGTCGATCACCGCCGCCATCTGCGCCATCTGCGCCTGCGCCGCCATCAGCTGGGTGTACAGCGTCTGGTTCTGGCTGATCTTCTCCACCACCTTGTCCTTGCCGTCAAAGTCCATCATGTCCAGCACCGCAAGGCTCTGGTCGGCCAGCTGCGGGTTAAACAGCCCCAGCCCGTACAGCTCCTTCGCCAGCTCGTTCTGGCTCAACCGGCTGTACGTGCTCTTTTTGGCGGGCACCACCGTAATGTCAAACACCGGCAGCCGGTCGCCCAGCGCCACGCCAAACTCCACGCCCTGCGGCTGCGGCATCAGGCCCCGGTTGTCAAAGTCCACAAACCCTGCCTGCGCGCCGCTTTCCCCCGTGATCCTAAAGCACCGCGGCGCGGTGTAAAACTGCCGCATCAGGTCAATGCACAAATAGCACTCCTGCACAAAGGCACGGTAGGCGCTTTTCAGCATATCGCGGCTCAGCTTGCTGCCCGCTTCCTGCAGGGCCGCAATGGCGCTGGCCGCCGTCACGCCGCTGGTCGTCGCACCCTGGCTGTAATCCCGGTTCCCGCTGGTTTCCTTCAGCTCGCTGATCTTGTTGTTCAAAATCGTCGCGTAAATATCGTCCAGCGGGTGCACCACAATCTGCCGCAGGCTGTCCTCGCCCACGTCGCCGGCGCAGTGTACAAAGTCCTTGTCCAGGTCGGCAAATTCCGTTTCGTTCACGCTGCCGGTGTCGCGGGCAAAGTACCGCACCCGGCTGGCAATGTCGGCATTGCGCACAATGGCCTTGTCCAGCCGGTCAATGGCCGCCTGCGCGCTCTGCATCACGTCGATCATGCCAAACCCCGCCGGGCTGCCCGCCATGGGGAACAGCACGTCAAACACAAACGGGTACTTGCCGTGGTCGTAATAGCCCCGCTCGGCATACTGCGCGTCGTTCTCGCTGGCATACAAAACACACTCGCCCACATACTTGCAGTAATGCAGCACGCCCCGCCGCTTGTAATACCAGTCCACAACAAGGCTTTTGTCGCTCGTGTCAATGCTCTCATCATACTGGTATCGCTGCGCCGTCAGCCCCTGCCCCAGGTGGTTTTTGGCAAACGGCCACTGCTCCAAAATCACCTCGTTGTCCACCAGCTCCACATGGAACACGTTCCGGCTCGCCTGTATGTCGGTAATGCCGGGCTCCCAGTACAGGTTCAGCAGGTCCACCAGCCGCAGGTCAATGTCGCCCAGGCCCCCGTCCTTGGCCCCGTTCCAAAACACACCCTTCACCGCCGTGCCGTGCTTCAGCTTGTACCACCAGGCGTCGCTGTACACCTGCTCGTAATCGTTCTGGTCCAGCGCCACCGGCAATATGCTCGAAAGCTCCTTGGCCGTGTCGGCATCATCCTGCGCGCGGGGCAGCACGTTGGGCTCCGGGTAGTTGTCCATCGCGTCGGCGTGCTTGTTCGCCAGGCTGTTGAACATCCACCCGCTGTCCGCAAAGTTGCCGTCCTCCGTGTCGCGGTGCAGGCGGTACCAGTGCTCGTTCTCCACAATGCGCCGGTCCAGCGCCGCCTTGCCGCTCTTGTACTTCAGCAGCACCTGCGTCGCCTCGCTCAGCTGTTTGGGGCCAATGGGCTGCGCCGCCTGTTCCTCCCGCGGGGCCTGCCTGCCCTGCACATCCTGCGCGGCGGGCACCTGCCCGCTGCGCCTCGCAAAGGGGTTCCCGGTTCCCGGCTGTCCAGCAGCCATGCCGTTCGTTGGGTTCATCGCCATGCTTTGCTCCTCTCGTACTTCTCACGCCGCAAATCCCGCTCCATGTTCAGCGGGTCGTCGCCAACGGGCGGCAGCGGCTCGTCCTGCCGCGGGCTGATGGGGTTTTCCATCAGCACATACCGGCATTCGTCGTAAATGTGGTCCTCCATTGCGGTGTCAATGTCCTCCGGGTGCTTTGCGTCATACAGCAGCGCCGGTATCGTCCGCCGGAACTCCCGGCACCCCTTGAACACCTGCATCATGCAGTCGCCGTCGGCGTCAAATTTCAGCCGGTAATGCCACTGCATCTTGCCCGCCAGCCGGCTGTTGTCGCCGCCCGTCCAGGTCACAAAATTGGGCGCGTCGGCCATCATGTCGGCCACGCTGCGCCCCCGGCTCGTGTCAAAAATGCTGGGGTCAGCCACGCCCAGGATTTTGCGCCCCGCCAGGTTGGGGTCGGTGCGCTCAATTTCCCGTATCCCCGCGGCAATCGCCTGCGGATCCAGCTTCACACCCTCGTTGGCCACCGCCGTGCAGCCGTACCATTCGCGGATGCGGTAAATCTTCCCGTCCCCGTCCGCCGCGTACCACCCCACGCTGAACGGCTTTGCGTAGCCAAAGTCAAACCCGCGCCATATCTTCCACCATTCCGGCACCCGGAACTCGTCAATCACGTGCGTCCACTTCCCGTCGGCGTAATGCTCCGGGTCGTCCCGCCATTCGGTGAACACCTGCCCCTCAAACACATCCCAGCTGCCGTCCAGCCAGGCTTTGCGCATCCCGTCCGGCAGTGTCTGCAAATTGCGCAGGTATCCGGGGTCCTTTTCCATCAGCACGGCGTTGTCGTACACCTTCGCCTGGATAAACGCATACTCCGCCGGGTCCTCGTCCTTCGTAAACTGCCGGTCCACAAACAGCCGTTTCACCCAGGCGTGCCCCTGCCCACCGGGGTTGCAGGTCAAATACATCCGCTTGGGGTAGTCGTTCGTGCCGCGCAAACTTGCCCGGATAATGCCAAACTGGTACTCGCTCAGCTGGGTGGCTTCCTCCAGAAAAATCACATCGTACTCTACGCCCTGGTATTGCAGCAGGTCGCGGTCGCTGTCACAGTACCCAAACACAATCCGGCTGCCGTTGTAAAACCGCACCTCGTTGTTCTGCCCGTTGTACCGCATCGCTCCGGCGCGGTACAGCGGCGCAAACTGCTCCTGCATGGGCAAAACAATGTTTTCGCGCAGCTGCGCAAACGTCTTGCGCACCATCAGCACCCGCAGCCCCGCGTACCGCAGGCACATTCCCACGGCCTTGGTGCGCGCCACCCAGCTTTTTCCGCCGCCGCGCGCCCCGCCGTAGGCAATGTACTTTTCCCGCCGCCGCATAAACTCCATCTGCTTTGCGCTGATGGTATCCCACATGGCATACGTCATTCAAACGCCCCTTTGTCCTCCGGCAGCACCACCACAATGCCGCTGTCCTCGGCTCCGTCGCCCAGCATTTTACTCACCCGCTCGGTCACGCTCACCAGCCCGCGCATATAGCTGGCCGCCGCAAAATCGCTCATGGGCCGGTTGCGCTCCATCAGCGCCTGCATCCGCTCCCGCTCGCCCGGTTCCTCCGGCCGCACGGCGCGCACCGGCCCCAGCGCCTCGCATTCGGCGTCGTCCGGCCCATCATAGGGGATCACCCCGTCCAGCTCGTTCAGCCGCCGCAGCGCCCACTCGTAAATTTCGGTGTCCCGGTCGTTGCGCTCCAGCCGCCTGCGCACATAGTCCACGCTGTTGTTGGCCGCCGCGCTCGCCTTGCGGTTCAGCTCTCGCAGCTCCTGCTCCCTGGCCGCCTCAAACAGGCTTTTTTGTTCCCCCGGCGTCTTGCGCCGCGCCTGGCGCTCCCAGGTGCGCAGCGTGCTTTCCGGCACGCCGTGCCGCCGCGCCACCACGCTCAGGTTGTTGTCCGTCAGCAGGTCGCACATACAGGCGGTTTTCACCGCTTCCGGCCATTTGCTGCCCCGCCGGGTCCCTTTCACCGTGTTGTCCCGGTATCGCACGCCGCCGCCCTCCTGTCGTTCCCTTTTGTCCAATGTACCAGCCGCCGCGCCCCTTCCGCGCCCCCACTTGCCCCAAAAACTCAAAAAGGGCAGGGTCGCCCCTGCCCTCGCGCGCACGCGCGCGAAAATATTTTTAATTCTCACCGGCGAACTTCCGCGAACCCTCCGCCCTGTTCACCCTCCAGCATTCTGCGCACAGCACAGCAGCACTGCCGCTTAAAGCAGTGCTCCTGCATGTATCTGCGCTTTTCCTGCTCGCTGTCAAACTCCACGGCACAGCAGGCCGCCTGCTCCGTCACCGGCACACAGCTGATCTTTAACCGGCTGTCCCGCAGGTAATACGGGCACACCGCCCGCGTCTGGCCATAGGGCCGGTATCTCGGCACCCGCCATCACCTCCCAAACAGCTGCACGTACTTTCCGTAGCTCAGGGGCGGCAGTCCCTTCTTTCCCCGCCGGGCGTTCTCCTTGTCCAGGTCGGCCAGCAGCGCCCCCAGCTTGCCGCCGGGGCCTTTGCCCTTCGGCCTGCGGCGCGGCGGGGCTTTCTTCGCGCCTGCGGCTCCGGCCGGCGGCTTTTTGGCCGTATCGACAAAATATGGCCCGCGTGCCCCCTTTGTGTGCCGTTCCGGGCGGCAGGCGGGGCAGGTCTTGGGCCAGCGACCGCCGCGCGGCAGGGCAAAGGGCCTGCCGCATTTGGCGCATACTGCCGTGCGGGCTGCCTTTTGGGCGCACGCCGGGCACAGCCCATTGCTGCCCGGCAGCGCGGGGTACGGTGCCCCGCATTGGATGCACGCCAGCTCAACAACGGCCGGCGTGGTTTTTTGGTTGCTCATCGGTTTTTCCTCCCGCTCAGGCCGTGGCGGCGCACGTCACGGCGTATTTTGTCCCCGCGTGCGGCGCCGGCGTCGTTCACGGCGGAAAGAAAGTACGGCATTCACTGCCGCGAATAAGCTTTCCATGGT